CACAAAACAGCAACTATGGCAAAGCGTCCACCAGTTAAGCCAGTAGGGTCAGACCAACCCAAATCAGGTCGCATTGAAAAGATACCGCGTCCTCCGATTGAAACCGTAATCGAAGATATTTTTCATGGTCTATCGTATCGGGCAATGGCAAGTAAGTACGGAATGAGCCTGACGGTGTTATTCGATTTCCTGCATCAGCCCGAACATTCCGCGCGAATTAAAGAGGTGCGTCAACAGACCGCTGATATGGATGCAGACCGTGCTGAACAGGTATTGATTGAAGCCGAGGGAACTATGGCCGAAGTGACCAGAGCGCGTGAACTGGCTCAATTTTACAAATGGCGTGCGAGCAAAAAAGCACCGAAATACTATGGCGAAAAGGTCGAGGTTGAAGCGAGCGGAAACGAGAACACACCACCGCCCAACATCACCGTGAACATCTCAAAAGAAGCGATTGACAAGTTGAAATGACCGAAGCCGAAGCCATCGAATACCAGCGTTTTCTCGACCAGAAACTGGCCGAACTGATGGAGCATTTCGATACGGTTCAAATAGTTGTGACACGCCACAATAAAGCGACTGACACGACTAATATGATGGCAAAGGGTGCGGGTAATATGTATGCCCGTGTGTGTTCGATGGAGGCGTGGTTGAGGGATATTAAGATATAATGCCTGACCTAAACGAAGCCCAGCAGATTGGGTATTATCTCACCCACTGCACCGATACGAAAGAGGTGCATTTCGTTACGGGAGTTGGCGTGGGAAAGACTTATTCGCTCGGTGCAATATCCATTCCTTTCATATCTATTCCCGGCTCAAAGGGTCTGCTATGCGCTCCGACCGTTCCAATGATGAAGAATAGCACGCTTCCCGGTGTTGAAAGTGCGTGGCAGTCGTTCGGGTTGCGTCCGGAAGTGGATTATGTGATAAACAAGAGAATGAAAGGCGTAAAGCCATTCAGTGCGATTGGGTCGGAGAATGTTATAACTTTTGCGTGGGGGTCGTATCTGGTGCTGACCAGTTTGGAGAACTACAACACCGTGAACGGGTCGCAATGGGATTATATTCTGGTTGATGAAACACGGGATATCCGAAATTTTGAGCAAGCGTTGGGCAAGTTACGAGCAAGGGCAAGGGGCGAACTATTCAAACAGACAGGACGCATTCACAAGATAATTACAGCCACCACGCCTCCGGATAATGTTAAGCATTATTTGGAGTTGAAAGAGAAGTCTGACACACCCGATACCAATATCAAAATAATTCAGGCCGAATCATACATCAATCGTCACAACCTGCCACCGGGCTACATTGAGCAATTAGAAGCCACCTTAGACCCGCAAACATTCAAGCGTGAAGTGCTGGCTCATTTGATAACGGCACAATCCAGCATCTACGCATACGCATTCGAGCGCAAGGTTCATATCGGCAAGGTTCAGGAAGACCCGAACCTGCCTATTTACATTTCGTTCGACTTTAATGTGTCTCCGATGACCTGCGTTTATGCCCAGCACACGCCAGACAGGAAGCGTATCAGGATAATTGGTGAGGAACGGATAATAAACAGCGATGTGACCGAACTATGCCAACGAATTTCGGCCAAATATCCGAATCCGCATAGGTTAATCCTTACTGGTGATGCATCGGGTAGGAACAGGACAACCATAAGCAAAGGCCTAAGCAACTGGAAGATAATCCGAGGCGAACTCAAAGTATCTGATTCCCAAATTCGACTGCTTTCGGCAAACCCGCTAAGTACCGATTACATCGTCCTGCTTAACTCAATGCTGGCTAAGCACGGGAATATCGTAATAAGCGACCAGTGCAAGTATCTGATTCAGGATATGGAACTGATGCAACGCAATGATGATTCGGGCAAAAAAGCACCGGACGCAATGACTGGCCACCTATTCGACTGCCTCGAATACTACCTATGGACATTTCACCGCCAGTTTTTGGATAGGTTCGCAAAATCCGGTAACTTTGTTGGAGTGTAAGCGTTAAAGGTAATATGATAGAGGTCAGATTAATATTGCCATTAGGCGAAAAGGGAGATAGGAAAATAACGCTTCCGTGTGTTCCAAAAGTAGGTTCGGAATTTAACATTCGTTTTACTTTGTATAAAGTATATTCAGTTCGTTATGTGGTATTTGAACAACTTGATAGAATTGATGAAATTTTAGTTTATTTAAAAAGGATATGACAGCAACCATACCTATTTACACCGACTCAAACCAAATCGAATGGCGTACATTCGAATCGTGGCTTGACATTCCGGCTATGCGTGTGATGCCAGCCGACCTTGCTGTACGCAGGGCTTCGATGGGGTTGAATCCAGAACGATTGGTCAAAGCGTTCGAAGAAATCAAAGCCGACCTGAACGCAGGTAAAATCGTGGATGGCTTTGCAAAGTTCGACCAACTGGAAAAGCGAATCAATGACATACCAGACGAATCGCTCCTGCAAGAGTTGGCGTGCGTTTTTATCCTCCATCCGGACGAAAATCCGGACGAGTATGAGACGCGAATGCAACGAAAAAAACTGGAAATGTGGAGGCAGGACGAAGATGCCCGGTTTTTTTTTATCTGCAAAGCAGTACATTATATAACGACCTTATCGGGTATCTCCGAAGAGTTTATCCGTATGCGTATCCTACACAGGAATTTGATGGAGTTAAACGAATCGAGCGGGAGTATCTTTCCCTTGGCAGAAACTGGGCTGATGAGTTCATAGGTTACATGACCGAGATAAATGTTTTGCATCGCATGGTATGCAATGGCGTGTTGTCGGAAATCAAAACACTTGAACGAATGAAGATAGACGAGTACGCATCGACCCTAAACGCTTGGAAGTACGAACTGCATTTGAAACAGGACAAACTATCAAAACAATGAGCATACTAATTTTTTTAATCGGGGTCATTTGCGGAATAGCCATAACAGCATTCACTTATGGAGAGCATAAATAGGCGTTACAGGCGTGGCCTGATTCGGGCGTTAATTGACGAAACCGGAAAGGTTGTCGGTCACCAGAAAAAGACGAAGAGGGGCAAATGGGTTATGGTAAAATTGCCGATAATTTAGTACCTTTGCCTTGTCCTCCCCGGACTTAGGCGTTCCCTGCCATATTGGGTCAAAAATGTAAAACCGTATGGCTCAAAATATAATTTTTACGCTCAAGGCCGATGCATCCGGAGTAAGAGCCGGAATGGAACAGGCAAGTGAGGCAACCAAAAAGACCAAAAAAGAGGTATCTGATACCCAAAAACAACTATCGGTATTAACCGATAAATTAAAAAATGTTGGTTATGCCATTGCGAGCGCATTTGCTGTTGGTTCAATCGTTCAGTTTGGCAAGGCTGTTATTCAGGTTTCAAATGAGGTAAACTCACTCAATATCAGAATGAACCAGTTGTATGGCAGTGCAAATGAGTTTGACCGTGCAATGGGCAATATGGTTGAGTTGTCAAATAGATTGGGTATTAGCACTCGTGAACTTACTAACAATTATATTCAGTTTGTTGCATCAGCCAAAGCCTCCGGCATTGAAGTAGCCAAAGCCGAAAAGATATTTGTAAACATGACCCAAGCCTTACGAGGCACTGGTGCAAGTGTTGAGGCAACAAAGCGAGCCATGACGGCATTGACCCAGATGATGGGGAAAGGCACTATCATGAGTGAAGAACTCAAAGGGCAGTTGGGCGAAGCCATGCCACAGGCGATAGGATGGATGGCCGAATCGCTGGGCGTTGGTACTAAGGAATTATTTAAGATGATGGAGCAGGGCAAACTAACAAGTGATGCCCTGTTAGGTTTTTCGGAAGTTGCAGTTGACAAAGTTGGAGGCAGTATTTCCAAAATGTCAAACACCGTTGAGGCTAATGTTCAGCGTCTGCAAAACAAATGGGATGAATATATGGCCAGCCTCGGTAATCGTTTCTTCGGGTCTGGGGGAGGTGCGGAAGTATTTATCAGTATGATTGACTTTTGGATTCAGATAAACCAAAGTCAGGACGAGTATTTGAAAAAAGAAAGTCAAAGATTATTATCCAACACGGAAGAAAACGACAGGGCGAGAGAAATAATTGGGTCACTTAAAGACCAGAAATTAACATTAGAGCAGATAAACAAAGAAATTGACCTGCGTATTCAAAAGTTAAAAGACGAGGCAAACGGTATAGTGGCCATGAATGAGCCTATGACCGAACAGGCCAAGAATCGTGATAGACTCAATAATGAGGAAAAAATATTCAACCTTAATTTAATCCGAGCCTTAGAACAGGAAAGGCGTTTATTGATAGAGGCTGAAGAATCAAAAAACAAAGGTGTTCAATTAAGTAAGGAACAACTCAAAGCGATTGAAAAAGAGCGGAAAGAACGAGAGCGAATCCGCAAAGAAATGGAAGAGGCATTGCGTGCTGGTATGGAAATGCAAGCACAGCAGGAGCGTGAATATAGAACTCGTGAATTACGAAGCCAAAAGGAATTAAAAGAACTTACACGCACGCCATTAAACATAGCCGGAGCGGAGGAGTTATTAACGCCATTCGAGCATGATATGATGAAGTTGGATAGGCTTCGGAGGCGTGACGAAATAAACGAGGCAGAGTATCTAAATCGAAAGTTGGAAATTCAGCGAAAGTATGGTCAAAATAGTTCTCAAACATTCGACCAGATTTTTGCAAACACTAAACAAAAGGCGGAGGAAGAAAAACAGGCACGCTTGCAGTTTGGTGCTGATACATTTAATGGACTTACAACGCTGGCAAATACATTTTATCAGAACGATTTATCCAAGCAAACAGAGGCACTGCAAAAGCGTTTAGAATCAGGTGAAATGTCAGAGCAACAATATGCGGAAGCGGTTCGTGCTATCAAAAGAAAGGCAATGATTGCGGATAAAATAGCAGCCATAAGCCAGATTGCAATAAATACCGCCCTTAATATTAGTTCGCCACAAAATGCTGCGGTTGCTGGTGCGTTAACGCCAGCATACATTGCTAATGGAGCAATTCAGGCAGGTATTGTCCTTGCCCAACCAATCCCCTACAACAAAGGAACGAAACGAGTACCTATGATGCGTGGTGCGATTCGTGGCAAGGACAGCGTTCACGCTATTTTGACACCAGACGAGCGTGTTGTTCCGGC